TAGTGTTTGAACAAAACACATCACAAACAAGAAGTCGCTTCTTGAATATCGTGACACCATATCTTGAGTCAATCCAACAACGCCAAGGTCTTTATGCTTTCCGTGTTATCATGGATGAAAGTAACAATACACCAGAGATTATAGATAGAAACATAATGTATGGTCAATTGTTCTTGCAACCTGCTAAAACTGCTGAATTCATTATTCTTGACTTCAACATACAATCAACAGGTGCTGCTTTTCCAGGTGCTTAATTAATATAAAATGGGGAGATGAAATACTCTCCCCACATTTTTTAAAAGTTGTATATTTATTTAAAAAGATATTTTTAATTTGGAGATATAAATGGCTGAACTACTCGATCCCAATGAAATTTTTTTCACACCGTTTGAACCAAAATTACAGAATCGTTTTATTCTGTATATTGAAGGCGTTCCTGCTTATTTGGTAAAAGGTGCTGGTAGACCAAACATCAGCTTTAACCCTATCACTCTGGACCATATCAATGTTAAGCGTAAGGTAAAGGGAAAGGGTGAATGGCAAGATGTTTCTATTAAATTGTATGATCCAATCGTTCCTTCTGCTGCTCAGGCAGTAATGGAATGGGTTCGTTTGTCACATGAATCCGTTACCGGTCGTGATGGTTATTCTGACTTCTATAAGAAAGATATTACACTTCATGTTCTTGGTCCCGTTGGCGATAAGGTTGAAGAATGGACACTTAAAGGTGCTTTCATTACTGCAACAACATTCGGTGATATGGATTGGGCAAACGATGCGTTTGTTGAGATTTCTCTCACACTCGCTTATGATTATGCTATTCTTCAATACTAATAATACTATTATATTGAATTTTATTTTAAAAAGTACGGGTATACTGATTTTTTTGGTATACCCATATTTATATTAGTATATTAAAGTGTTTTATTATAAATTGTTATAGGAAAATAAGGTATGAGTAAAATTCCAACCGGATATGAATTAGATCAAGATGGTGGTCCATCTGATGCAGAAATCAAAGCAAAACTCATGTCTGAGCATAAACAGACAAATATTAAGAAATCAAACTTTCCAACAGAAATTATTCCTTTGCCGTCAAAAGGACTTTTGTACACCGAAGAAAATTCACTTGGTTCTGGTACGATAGAAATGAAATACATGACTGCTAGGGAAGAAGATATTTTAACATCACAGAATCTTATTAAGCAAGGTGTTGTGTTAGATAAGTTGTTTGAGTCTTTAATTGTAACTCCAATCAATTATAGTGATCTATATGTTGGTGACAAGAATGCAATCATGGTTGCTGCTAGAATATTGGGTTATGGTAAAGATTATGTAGTAGAAGTTGACGATCCTTTCTCGCCGGGAAATAAACAAAAAGTAACAATAGACTTAACTCAAATCGAGCACAAGGAGGTCGATTATAGCTTATTTGAGAATAGAAAGAATGAGTTTGACTTTCAACTACCATTATCACAGAGAGTAGTAACATTTCGTTTAATGACACATGGACTTGAAAAAGAAGTTCAAGCTGAATTAAAATCAATGAATAAAACTCTTGTAAAAACTGGCATTGATAAAGAACTTACAACAAGACTCAAACATCTTATTATTGCAGTTGACGGTGAAGGTGGAAGAGCTACTATAAATAATTTTGTTGATAATGAATTATTTGCAGCGGATTCACGGGCATTAAGACAGTATATCAAATCAATTTCTCCTGACCTGGATTTGAGTTTTACTTTTATTTCAGAATCAACTGGTGAGGTGAAGGAGATGGAAATACCTATGGGTGTTTCATTTTTTTGGCCTGGCACCTGATTATAGATTAGGACTACATGAAGAAATTTTTTCTTTATGTTATTATGGCAAAGGAGGTTTCACTTGGGATGAAGTTTATAATTTACCAATCCATCTAAGACGCTTTTACATAAAACAAGTATCGAAGGCGGTTGAGGAAAAAAATAAAGCAGAAAATGAACAAATATCATCAAGTAAAATGTCTCGTCCTATGCCTACCTTTAAACCGAAATAATTGAAGTTCGTATATTTATTTATACGAACTTTTTTTAATTTTATAGTGGTATTATGGCAGATGAAATAAACAAAAAAGATGTAGAAGAAATTCGTAATCTCCGCCAGGCAGAGGCAGAAATTACGAAAGAACTTGTTTCTTTGCGTGAAAGACTAACTACATTGTCAAAGGCAGATGTTCTTAATTTGTCAGAAGCTGCGAATATACAATCAAGAATATTAACTTTAGAAAAAGAAAAACAAGGCATACAATCCGAATTAGTCGATTTATCTGGAAATGCTTTACAAACAGATGAAAGACGATCTAAAATTGCAGAAGAACAAACTAAACGATTAATTCAACAAAAAGAAACTACCGGTGATATTTTAATAAAAACCGAAAAGTTAAATGCATCTCATAAGATAGAATCAACTTATCAAAAAGAATTTACTGCAAAGGCAACAGTAATTCAAAAGATGAGAGAAGATGAAATAAAAGATAATGAATTTTTAAACAAAGCACAAAAAGTTCAGAATGATACAGTTGGAGACTTACAGAAATTAAGAGAAAAGGATGAAAAATCCTATGTTCAATTAAATGATCTTGCCAAACGAGTATTAGAAACAACTATCGCTGAAGTGGATAATATTCTCGATAAGGATGCTGCACAAAAAGCAGCCCGTGAAGGAAAATTTATAGAATTAAAAACAGACAGAGAAATATATGATTTGGCATCTTCTCAATATGATTTGGAAGAATCCAGAAAGGAGATTTTACAAAAAGTTCGTGAAATATCAACTGCAACCGATGATAGAACACGAGAGGCATTGACAGAGGAATTAAAACTCTTACAAATGAAAGAAGGTCTTTTAAACAGAGAATTTTTAAATTTAAGTGCTATTGTTGCCGAAAAGCAAGAATTGAATGCTATTAATAAAAAAGACGCAGATGCTCAGGCAAAAATACTTGAAAAAACACAAAATTTAAAAGATACAATAGATTCAACTAGTATTGGTCATGTGTTTGATGGAATAGAAGGTCAGATTTCAAAAATTCCAGGCGGAAAGGCATTAACCAAGGCATTTGGTTTTGATAAAATGAAAGACAGTATTAATAAAAACTTAGGCGATTCTTTCAAAAATGTTGTAACTGGATTTCAAAAAGGTGGAACTGAGGGATTCAAATCTATAATATCAGGTGTACAATCATTTGGTAAGGCATTACTTGCAGGTCCACAAGTGGTTATTTTCGGTATGATTGCTGCTGTTGCCATGATAGTATCAATGTTTGGTGAAGCCGATAAAGCAATTTCGGAAGTTCAAAAAACTTTAGGTGGTTCAAAGGCAGAGGCGGTTAAAACATACGAAGCTGCACAGGGTATGTCAAAAGAGATGGGTATTGCTGGAGTAAATGCACAAGAAGTTGTTAAGGGCATGGCAACTGCAAGTGAAATCATGGGTGGTCTTGATATTGCAACTCAAATTAAAAGTGGTAATAAAGAATTAGAACAGTTTGCAAAAGATGCAACAGTTCTTAGTGAAAAATTTGGAATGAGTGCAGATGAAATCGGTAATATAAAAACACTTGCAACTTTAACCGGTGAATCAATGGGTTCTCTTGTCAATAAAAGTCAAGGATTGGGTAAAGGTCTTATGACCGATAAGGCAGCAATGAAAGCACTTGCATCCGTTCCAAAAGAAGTTTCTGTTGCATTTAAGGGTGGAACTGAATCACTTATCAAAGCTTCCCAAAAGGCAAAATTGTTAGGAATGGATTTGAAAAAAGTTCAAGATATTGGTGATGGTATGTTGGATATTGAATCATCTCTTGCAAAAGAAATGGAAGCCAGAGTATTAACTGGTAAAAACTTACAATTAGATGCTGCAAGACAACTTGCATTGACAGGTGATATTGCAGGTTTACAAGATGAATTATTAAATCAAGCGGGATCCTTGGAAGAATTTCAAGATATGAATAGACTTCAGCAAAAATCTATGGCTGAAGCAATGGGTATGTCCGTTGAAGAAATGACTGAAATGTTGAGTAAAGCCCAAGAATATAGAGATGTAGGATTGGACTCAGCAAAAGTGGAAGATTTACAGAAAAAGAATGCAGAGGAATTGAGAAAAGAAGCGGCAGCAACAAATGATGCGGCAAAAAAGGCATACATAGAAAAATTAGCCGCTGAAAAAGAATCTGCAACCCTACAAGAAAAAATGGAAAGTGCAATGACCAAATTAAAAGAACAAGCTATGAAAATTATTGCACCATTGGCAGAAATGGCAAGTACATTATTTGATAGTTTAATGGCAGGCGATTCATTAGGTAATGTGATGGATATTGTTGGCGGTGCTGTTAAAGCTATTGTTCCTGTTATTAAGGTAGTTTTTGGTATCATAAGTGCAATATTAAAACCATTGACTAGTATATTAGGATTCTTTTTCCAAACCGAAGAGAAAGTAGATGCAACAGGAAATAAAGTAACAGAATTAAAATCTGGCTTCATGGGCGTACTGGGTGTTGTTGGAGCAATCGGTGGATTGTTTGCAGGTAAGGCATTGCTTGGTAAAGGGTTGGATATGGTTAAAGATAAAGTCATGGATGCCGGTGGTGCTATTAAAGATAAATTACTTGGTGGTCTTAGTAAAGTAGGCGATAAAGCGAAAGAAGCCGGTAAAAAAATGGCAAAAATGGGTGGAGATAAAGCAGGAGAAATTGGTGGAAAGATGAAGAAGGCAAAAATGCCAGGTGGAAAGGCGGCGAAAGGTGGTGGTGGATTTTTAGATTCTTTAGTAGAAGCATTTAATAAAATGGATGCTAAAAAGATGTTAATGGGTGCAGCTGCTCTACTTGTAATTGCAGCTGCTCTATATGTAACTGCTAAAGCCGTCCAAGAATTTATGAAAGTAGATTGGGCTGCAATGGCGAAAGCCGGTGTTGCTCTTCTCGGTTTAGCTGGAATCGCATATCTGTTGAGTAAATCAAGTCAAGAAATGATTATAGGTGCTGCAGCTATGTTGATTCTCGGTGGAGCACTTTATCTAATCGGTGCAGCATTAAAACAATTTATTGATATAAAATGGGAAGACATGGCTAAAGCCGGTGTTGCACTGTTAGCATTAGTCGGTGTAGCTGCTTTATTAGGTGCGGCTGCTCCACTATTTCTTGTGGGTGCAGGTGTACTTGCGGTATTAGGTGCCGCTTTACTAGTATTTTCAGTGGCAATGTTGGTACTTGGTAAAGCAGCTAAAGATGTAACTCCATTATTTGAAACGGCTTTTACTGGTATTGGTAATTTAGTAACTACCATTGGTGAACAAATTGTAAATATTATATCCGCTATTGGTGATAATGTTACGAAAGTTGTTGATAAGTTGATGGGAATTTCTAATTTAGATCCATCGAAGTTAGCCGGTATCGCTCTTGGTATAGGTTTAATATCGGCAGCAATTCTTGCATTTGGTAGTGGAAGTGGATTGGGTGGTATTGCAGATGGTCTTGGTAAAATGTTTGGTGGTGATAGTCCAATTGATCAACTTATAAATTTAACAGAGAAATTGGATGGAGAAAAACTACTGGCACTTTCAACCGGAATAATGTCAATTGCCGGCACAATGAAAATTATGGCGGATAATCTTGGTAATATTGACACCGGTAAACTTGATGAATTCAAAGAATCACTAGTTTCTTTACTTGAAAGTATGGGTAGCAGTGCTTTAATGGAAGGTATTGGAAAATTATTAGGTGGTGATAGTCCATTATCACAGATAAATAATTTATTAGACAAATTGAGTCCAGAAAAATTATCTGCTTCTGCAAAGAGTTTACTTGAAGTTTCGAGTTCATTGAAAAATCTTGCAGATACAATTTCCGGTATGGATATTGAAAAACTCGGTGAAGTATTTGAAAAAATAAATCAAGATTCTGGCACATCAAAAACAACAAAAGTTATGAATTCCATTGTGGGTGGTATTACATCATTGTTTGGTGGCGGTGAAAAAGAAGAGGAAGGTGGTGGCGGTGGTGCAGTATCACCTGCTATTTCAACCGTACAACAAACAGCAACATCGGCAAGTCCTGCCATGGCAGGCGGCGGTGGTACAGGTGGTGCAGGTGCAGCTGGTGGAATCAGTATGTCTGGTGTTGAAGGTAAACTTGATAAATTAATAGGTGTTTTAACTGCAGCGGTAAGTCAACCAACCGTTATTAAATTTGGTGACAGATTTATAGAAGAAATAAAATCAACTCTAAATATGAAAAAATCCTATGAATCTGAAAACAACTATGGTAGAAAAGTTTAATAATCTACTCTATTACATATTTATAGGAAATAAACAGGAATACAAATTATGTCATTAGTAGATTTAAAATCAGATTTATCAAAATATCGTTCCGAAGTTTCAAAGGAAGAAAAAAATAGTCCTGATGCTTCCAGTGCTACTAATAACAAAAACTTTGCAACCAATCAACCAATAACAGATACTTTAATAAATCAAGTTCCTGAAATAAAAAAATCGAATGTAGTTAGTATTGCCAATAAACTAAATACAACTAAATTAGATAATATAAAAAAACCAAAAGTTAGTAATATTGCAAGTAAACTAAATACAACCGAGTTAGACAATATAAAGAAACCAAAGCCAGGAAAGCTAGAAGACAAATTATCTTCAACTAAACTTGACGATATTAATATACCAAATGAAAAAAGAATTTCTTTGGAAGATAGATTATCATTGACAAAAAGTGATGATATAGTAAAAACTGCATTTGAAAGTCTACTTATCAATTCTGTATCACAGTTTTCACCACAAAATGTTGATAGATATGGAACCGTTGGTAGATCAGTTCCTTTAGAAGAAATTCAATCTAAGTTTTCAAGTGTACGAGAAACTGGATTTACAAGTAAACTGAATACCTCATATACAGAAATAAACAGGACATCTCCTGGAGAAAATAATACTAAGTCTAATATTGATATTACAAAATCTGTATTATCAGTAGATAGAACTGAAACATCTCCTGATATAACTAAAGATTTTGGTAAATCCATTAATAATGTTACCGATCCAAAAATAGATATAAACAGACCAGAATTGTCAGTTAATAGAGAAGAGCAATCCTTAATTATAAATAAAAATTTATTATCTCCTGTTGGTAATGTA